TAAGCGTGTTTATTCACGTTTTCTCAGATCCTTTCTAAAGGATCCAATTCAGCTTATTAAGAGTTTCGCATCTCTCTATGATCGTCTTACGACTAGTGTTACACTGTCGAATGGCGACATCTCAATAGATGAATTCATAGAGGAATTCAAGGACACTCCTATTTTCAAGGAGTACCATGAGTTCTATAAGACGCGTGATCCTCTCATCTTCAAATACATTAGTAGCTTCCTCCTTTTCGGGAAGAAGTACTACTATGAGGATGACACCTTCAACGAGACCGCCTTTCGCGGTTGGTTGGAGGTCGAGGATAGATTAAGGACGACTGAATTTACCGATAGATATCTTGATGACATCCGTGAAATTATCACATGGATGCTCAGATACTTCGATGATACGTCGTTCCTGCCAAAACATGGACCTGGCGCAGTTGCTGAGGCTAGTGCTAAGAGATCATATTCTTTGAAGAATGATACTCTAACACAAAACCTCATTGCACCAGAATTTTCAGATATATGTGAGTGGGATGTTTTCCATCCACACATTCTGACCATGCTAACAAGCGGATCCGATATGGCTAATGACAAGATTTCACGATTAAAATTCGTCCCTAAAGATATTGGTAAGTCTAGGTCCATTTGTATGGAACCCGTAGCTTACCAGTGGCTCCAACAAGGAGTCCGTCTCTGGGTCGAAGACGCTTTACGTCAGTCTATGGGTAAACACATCCCGTTAACTGATCAAAACGTCAATCGTGAAATGGCGAGATTTGGATCTAGAACAGCGAAGGTCGATACTATTGACCTTTCGTCTGCTTCAGATTCGGTTCACTCTGCCTTGGTGGGTAGAGTGTTCCCAGAATACGTGCTTCGATATTTATTCGATACACGCACGACTAGGACTCTCGCTCATGATGGGACTGTCATCGAAATGCAAAAGTTCGCCCCAATGGGGTCAGCTCTTTGCTTCCCGATCCAATCCATCATATACGCAGCTGTAGTGATTCACAGCTCCTTGTCATGGCATTTTGGGCAAAATGCCGGAAGCTTCCTTAATATTGACCGTAGCACCATGGATCGTTATTACCACGATACATACGGTCTAAAAAAGTTAGCTTCTTTCTCGATTTTTGGCGATGATATAATTTGCGATTCTCGCATTACATCAGCCGTCATCGACAATCTATCTCGCCTTGGATTTTCGGTTAACACCGGTAAATCCTTCACTGGCAGCAGTGCCTTCCGTGAAAGTTGCGGAGGGTACTACCTCAATGGTGTAGATGTTACTCCACTGAGGGCCAAGCTCGGTAAGATAGACTCTACCATACCTGTGCGTACCTTAGCTTCGGTCATTGACCTCGCTAACCGTGCTTACGAGTTTGGCTATCTCACTTTGAGACGTCAGCTCATTCGTACGGCCTTGTACTATCCCATTTCTGGGGTATACGATAGGTATCACAATGGAAAACAAGTCAATCAGATTTTGTTTTCCGACGATCCGGATGCGTCTTTCGCCTTGTTCTCACCCCACCCCATCAATAAGCACCTGCAACGCAGGAGCTTTGATGAAGGGGTGGTTACGAAGGATACCAGGTTCTGGTACCAACGTGATGAGCTCAAATCGTTAGATATATTCCCTGCTGATCCAGACGTCCGCCGTGAGGTGGATGACTGGTACTGGCACATCGTTTGGTGGAGGAGTTGCCTGGGTAATGCGGAGGCGGAAGCCTTCGCACCCGAGGAAATCCCTCGTGAAACGAGGCCAGGGTGGCGTTGGACCAGCTGCCCTGGGTAACATAGCTTGACGAAGAG